CACTGCTCGTTACACTCACGAAACCATCGCTTTAGCCTTCTCAATTACTGAGGAAGCTATTGAAGATAACTTGTATGACCGACTAGCGTCGCGTTACACCAAGGCATTGGCTCGTTCAATGGCTCAAACCAAGCAGATTAAAGCTGCCGCTATCCTGAACAATGCGTTCACAGCGGGTGCTTCTGCTATTGGTGATGGTGCAGCGTTGTGTTCTGCGGCTCACCCGAGTTTATCCGGCAACCAGAGCAACCTTCTTGGTACAGCGGCTGACCTCAACGAAACTTCGCTTGAGCAGATGTTGATTGAGATTGCGGGTATGACCGATGAGCGTGGTTTGAAAATCGCGGTACGTGGTATGAAGCTTGTAATTCCAAAAGAGCTTCAGTTCATCGCAGAAAGAGTTCTTAACTCTAACTTGCGTTCGGGCACTGCGGACAACGACAACAACGCAATGAAGAATATGGGTATGATTCCTGACGGAGCAGTGGTTAACCACTTCCTGACTGACTCAGACGCATACTTCATCAAGACTGACGCACCTAACGGCTTCAAGTTCTTCAACCGTTCGCCTATTAAAACGGCAATGGAAGGTGACTTCGATACTGGTAACATGCGTTTCAAAGCGCGTGAGCGTTACAGTTTTGGTGTTTCTGACTGGCGTTCTGTTTTCGGTACACCGGGAGCATAAACTGTGCTATAAAGGAATAGTCAATTAACTTTGACATTTCTCCGTAGACTTAGAAGGGGGTGACGAAAGTTGCCCCTTTCTTTTTGGGTAGTCTTATTGTATTCTAAAAGTATCCCTGACAGCCGCATGGTGCGACTGACATAACCCGTGACAGGAGATACCTATGGGTACTACAACTTTTTCCGGTCCTATTAAAGCCGGAACTATCAAAGAAACCACGGGCACTAGCCTTGGTTCAAACATCAAAAACACTGGCCAAGTCGTAATGGCGCAAACTTTCGCTCTCGATTTATCGGGTGGCGCAGTGGCTGCTTCTGTTACAGACGTTGTAATTCCAGCTAATTCTCAAATTATTGATTGTGTGATCGACGTAATTACTGCGGCAAATACCACAACTAACTTGAGTGTTGGAGACACCGTAGGTGGTGCCGCTACAATCCTGAATACTTTTGCAAGTGGAACCACTGCGGGTCGGAAGTATCCAACTACAGAAGCGGGCGCAGCACTAGCTTGGGAAGACACGGGGACTGCTGATATTCGTTTGACGGTCACCAGTTCTGCCGGAACAAACGCAGGCGAAGTAAGATTTACAATCTTGTATCAGCAAAACATTAACCTTGCCTAGTAGGGGGTTTTTATGGCCGGTTCTGATGTAAGAGCAAAACGTTTGACTGCCACCGGTTCTGCCGGTGTTGGTCCGGCACGTATTCGTCAAGTTCAAGTTAAAACTACCACTGGTTCACCTCGTATCACTTTTACAGACGGTAACGGTGGAGCTACGGTGTTAGACATGGACCTAGACGCTTCCGACACACATTCTGTCAATATCCCAGACGAAGGTATAAGGGTCAGTGACGTTTATATTTCGGTATTTACAGCGTGTACATCTGTGACGGTTTTCCATAGTTAAAGAGGTATAAAATGGCATCGGATGTAAAAGCAACGTATTTAACCGCGTCAGGAGCCGTTTTTAGTGGTCGAACTCGTGTAAAGGCTATTCATTACCAATGTGGGTCTAGTCCTACGTTAGTTTTAAAAAACGGTTCTGATGCCAATGGAACGACGTTTTTGACCCTAGCCTTTGCTAATAACACCGACGATAACGTTTATGTTCCTGATGAAGGCATGGTGTTTCCGGATGGTTGCTTTGCTGTTTTGACTAACGTTACAAATGCAACGGTGTTTTATAACTGAGGTCTGGTATGGCTACCACAAAAAACGTTACTCGCACTCCTTCGGGAAAAATTAAATATCGTGGAGAAACCTTTGCAGGTTTTAACAAACCAAAAAGAACGCCCGGTGCAAAGAAGAAAAGTGCTGTATTGGCTAAAAAAGGTTCTGAAATAAAACTCGTTAGGTTCGGAGACCCCAACATGTCTATTAAAAAGGACCAACCTAAGAACCGAAAAAGTTTTCGAGCCAGACACTCTTGTGATACGGCAAAAGATAAATTTAGCGCCAGATATTGGTCTTGTAAGGCGTGGTGAAAGGTTGATGAAGGTGGAAGAAGTCTTAGCTAAGTTGGAAAAGCATGAAGCCGAATGTAACCTCCGATATCAAAGGATAGAAGAACGGTTGGAAGACCATAAAAGTTCTTTAAAGTCTCTAGACGTAAAATTGTGGGCTTTAGCTGTTTTAATTTTAATTGCCCCGTTTGTTCAAAAAATTTGGGTGTAACCCTGTGGCCTATTCCAAAAAGTCAAAAAAAGCTTCCTCTAAAAGTAAAGGCAGTAAAATTTGTCCGAAAGGAAAAGCTTGGGCAGAACGAACATTTGACACGTATCCGTCGGCTTATGCTAATTTAGCGGCTTCTAAGTATTGTAAAGACCCTAATTACGCCAAGAAATCCAAGGGTAAGTAATGGGCAAGTTAAAGGATTGGGTAAATGAAGATTGGGTCCGAATTAATAGCCAAGGTAAGATCGCAGGCAAATGCGGTACTTCAAAAAATAAAAAGAATCCTGATAGATGCTTACCGAAAGCTAAAGCAAGTAGTCTTAGCAAGTCTGAGAGAGCTTCTACGGCTCGCAAGAAGAAGCGTGAAGGCGCTAAAGGAAAGCAGGTTGTCGCAAATACTAAAGCGGCGAAGGTCGTAAAAAAAGCTTCGGGTGGTGTGATTGCTAGGGGATGCGGTAAGGTGATGAATAACCGCCGAAAACGTACAAAAGGTTCCGTAGCATAATTATGAACGTAGCTTTTTACAATGAACCTGTAGAAAAGGCGATTGTGCAAGAGATTATGCAATGGTCTACAGCAGTGTTAGAAAAGCCTTGTTCGTATTACAACGATCTACCCCCTTGTCCTTACGCCAGAAAAGCTAGGATAGACGATAAAGTCGCTATTTTATTCAAGTATGACGATTCTTATCAGACCTTATATTCGTGTATTTCGCAATTCGATGACAACTTTGAACTAGCCATCATTGTGGATTTAGCTAACGACAAAGAACCCGAAGCCTTCCATGATTACTTTTATGCCATGAACGACTTCATTGCTTCGGGGGTTTTTATTGATAAAGACATTTGGTTAATGGGCTTTCACCCTGACGACGAGGTTACAGAAGCTTCTGAGCAGGCTGAGATTGAAGCTCTAACGGATACCGAATACAGCATGATATTCGTACAACGATTGTCCAAGCTACAAGAAGCAGCAGACAAGTTAGAAAAAAAGGGATATTATGGCAATTACAATGGCGAATACAACGCTTGTGAGATATTTGACAAGCGTCAGCAATTATACAGGAGACTGAAAAATGGCTATGAAACCTCGTAAGAAAAAAGCACCGGCTAAAAAAATGAGAGCAGGTGGAATGGTTAAGAAAATGCGCCCCGGCGGCGGTGGAATGGTTAAAAAGAAGAAGAAATAATGACTGTTTCTAATAGCAAAGATTTCGAACCAGACGTTGCTGAATACGTTGAAGAAGCGTTCGAGCGTTGCGGCCTTGAGGTGCGTACTGGTTACGACCTAAAGACGGCAAAGCGTTCTTTGAATCTATTACTAGCCGACTGGGCTAACCGTGGGTTAAATCAGTGGACTATCAAGCAACGGTCACAAGCCTTGACTCAAGGAACCGGTGAATACGCGCTGAATGCAGACATTATCGATGTCTTGTCCGTGGTTATTCGCAGAGACGGCACAGATTATTCGCTAGACCGTCTTAGTCGAGATGAGTATCTGACCATTCCTACGAAAACCACACAAAGCCGTCCTAATCAGTTTTTCTTGGACCGTCAATTGACGCCCAATTTGAAGCTTTGGCCTGTTCCAGAAAACAGCACAGATGTTGTTTACTATGATGCCCTTACTCGTATGGACGATGCGGACATTTATACAAACACAATGGACCTACCTTTTAGGTTTTATCCCTGTTTAGCCGCGGGGCTCGCTTATTACATAGCTTTGAAACGTGCGCCTAATCGCGTTCAAATGTTAAAAGGAATGTACGAAGAAGAGTTTGAGCGAGCGGCTACGGAAGATCGTGACAGGTCGTCGTTTAACGTTGTGCCTAGCTTTCAATACAATAGGTCAGGATAATGGCTAAATACGCCTCGGGTAAAAACGCATACGCTATTTCAGACCGCTCCGGCTTCAGATACCAGTATAAGGTGATGAAAAAAGAGTGGAACGGCCTGCTTGTGGGCCCAGATGAGTACGAATCAAAACAGCCGCAATTGGGTCCTTTTCGAACGGTCTCTGATCCGCAGGCCTTGCAAGAGGCGCGACCAGAATCCCCAAACCCAACTAGCGCGTTTCTTGTTATTACTACAAACGGTATTGTTTATCTGGGTAACGGGAACTGGAGTACAGGTGGAACCGCAGAAATGCCGTCAGAACTAGAAATAACGGACGCTTTGCAGGGTGCCGTAGGCACCGTATCGGTGTTGACGCCATGAGCTTTACTTACGATGAGCTAAAAACAGCCATACAAGACTACGCCGAGAACGATGAAACCTCTTTTGTAAACAATTTGCCTGTATTTATACGTCAGGCAGAGGAAAGAGTACTTAAAAACGTTCAGTTAAGTCTGTTTCGCAAAAACGTCAGCGGCAATATGACGCAGGCAAACCAGTATTTGGCTTGCCCTAGTGATTTTTTAGCGCCATTTTCTTTATCTTTTGTAGATGCGGACAGTGATAAAACGTTTTTAGAGTTTAAAGACACGGATTTTGTACAATCTTTCAACCCGAACTCAGCAACAACGGGTAATCCACGGTTTTATGCTGTTTTTGACGTAAATAATTTCATTGTAGGTCCTACCCCGGACGCTGCAAGAGTCGTAGAGCTTCATTACTTTTACAGACCGGCTAGTTTAACCGCCGGACCGGGCAGTGGGACAACATGGCTAAGTGAAAACGCTCAAATGGCCATGTTATATGGAAGTTTGGTTGAAGCGTATATTTATATGAAAGGTGAACCCGATATAATGGCGGCATACGATAAAAGATTTACTGAAGCAATGACTGGCATGAAGATGTTGGGTGAAAGCAAAGAGGTAACCGATGATTATCGTACAGGTATGTTGGTGAGGCCCAAACAATGAGTTCTCCTGCGTTTGATTTTAAAGTTGACGTACATACTACACAGCATAGGGGTTTTACTCCGGAAGAAACGGCTGAACGCTGCGCCAACAAGATTATTGCAATTAGTGACTCCGCCCTACCGGAAATACAGGCACAAGCACACGCCTTTCGCCAACACGTTGTAAAAGTTTTAGAATTTTACATGCGCGAAGCGATAAAAAGTGACAGAACAACTGTGTATAACGCAATAAATGATGCGGGGCACCCTGAACTTGCGGAACTAATTAGGAGACTGTAGATATGGCTTTCAATGGAAATTTCATGTGTACATCGTTCAAGAAAGAACTATTGTACGGTGTCCACGATTTTGATAATTCTTCTGGGGATACGTTTAAAATTGCGCTTTACACTAATAGCGCCTCGTTCACTGCGGCAACTACCGCATATACCACCAGTAATGAAGTAAGCGGAACGGGTTACACTGCGGGGGGTGGGGCTTTAACTAACGTTGACCCAACTTCTTCCGGAACTACCGCGCTGACGGATTTTGTAGACGAGACGTGGTCGAGTGCCACTATTACAGCACGTGGTGCCTTGATTTATAACACCACACCTAATACTACTTCGCTTTCGGTAACGAACCCTACTGTAGTAGTTTTGGATTTTGGCGCAGATAAAGCATCCACATCAGGTGATTTTACTGTTGTTTTTCCAACCGCCGATGCAAGTAACGCGATTATTCGGATAGCGTAATGGCCGGAATAACCGTCGCATTTAAGGGCTGGAATTCTTCCAGTCAGGCTTGGGGCGGCGGGACGTGGGGCGAAGACGTTGGTTTGCCCGACGCAACCGGATCGGTAGGTTCTGTAGCTGTTGATGCTGCGGCCAATGTACCTGTAACCGGTTTAGCCGCAACCGGATCGGTAGGTTCTGTAACGATTACCGCCGATGCTAATGTTACTGCTACAGGCGTAGCGGGTACGGGTCAGGTTGGTTCGGTTACTACTACGGCAGATGCGAACGTCACGGTTACAGGCGTAGCCGGGACTGGTCAAGTTGGTTCGGTAAGCATAACCGCCGATGCAACCGCTCCCGTCACCGGTTTAGCCGCAACCGGATCGGTAGGTTCTGTAACGGTCACTGCGGATGCAACGGTCACTGCTACAGGTGTAGCGGGAACAGGGTCCGTAGGCTCGGTAAGTGTTAAAACCGGAGCGACCGTAGTTGTTGACGGACTAGCTTCTACCGGATCGGTAGGTTCTGTAACGGTAGTTGCCCAAGCTAGTGCTTCTGTCACGGGTGTTAGCGCCACAGGTGTTGTTGGTAATGTACTTGTTTATTCTAATATTGTTCCGGATCAGCAACCCAGTTATAGTGAAATAAATGTAAGCCAGTCGCCGTCATGGTCGGAAGAAAACGTAAACCAGTCGCCGTCATGGTCGGAAGAAAACGTAAACCAGTCGCCGTCATGGTCGGAAGAAGAACCCGTTCATACCGCAAATTGGACGCAAATAGCAGCGTGAGGATAAAATAAATGCCCAGTACTTATACAGTAAACCTCGGTATTGAAAAACCGGCAACCGGAGAACAATCGGGTACGTGGGGTGATACCACTAACACAAACTTTGATATTTTAGATCAAGGGATTAACGGTGCTGTACGTGTAACACTAACTAGCGCAGGTTCTAGTGGTTCGCCTAATTCACTTGCCATAACCAACGGTGCGGCTTCAGATGGTCGTAATAAATGGATAGAGTTTTATAGTTCGGGCGATTTAAGTGGGTCCGTTTATGTACAGCTTGACCCTAATGACGCTGAAAAAATTGTTTTTGTACGAAACAGTCTTGCCGGTAGCAGGTCAGTTCTCCTTTTCCAAGGCACGTACAACTCGGGGCGGGATTTAGAAGTTCCGGCGGGGATGGACATGGTAGTTAAGTTCGATGGCGGAGGCGCAAGCGCCGCTACCGTAACCAACGTTTATCAAAGCCTTCGAACGGAAGCTTTAAACATTGCCGGGGATGGTGCGACGGTTACAGGTATAAAAGACGAAGACAACATGTCGTCTAATAGTGCCACAAAACTCGCCACTCAGCAGTCCATAAAAGCATATGTAGACGCCCAAGTTGGTTCTTTTGACACTTTAGCGGAAGTTCTTGCTAACGGTAACACTACGGGTTCAACTGACATTGAAGTAACTTCCGCGCAGAAAGTCCAGTTCCGCGATGCCGCGATCTACATCAACTCTAGCGCAGACGGACAGCTTGATATTGTTGCGGATACTGAAGTTCAGATTGCTGCGACCACGATTGATATTAATGGTGCTATCAACGCAAGCGGAGAGATTATTGCTGCTTCTCTAGACATCTCAGGCGACATAGACGTAGACGGCACTTCTAATCTTGATGTCGTGGACATTGATGGTGCTGTGGATATGGCGAGTACTTTAGCGGTTGCAGGTGATGCAAACTTTGATAGCGGAACTTTATTTGTAGATGTTTCTGCTAACTCTGTGGGTATTGGGACAACCTCGCCTACGGGAAATGGTTTGCACGTTTATAACTCAAGTGGTGGTGAGCAGTATATCTCTAGCAGTAATTCTGCCATGCGTTTTGTTTCAACTGGTGGTGTAAATTATATCCAAAGTGGAACTGCAACGTCATCATCTTCTGCCGCTGACCTTGTTTTTACAAATGTTGGTGGTACGGGCGAAGTTTTCCGCATAGCCGCAGACGGCTCTCTATCCACCCCAACCGCAGGAACCTCTAACGTCCGCTTTGGTGTCAACGCAGGTAACAGCATTGCAAGCGGTGGTA